GAACATCTTGCCTGATAAACAATGCTCGTCTTTAACAATCGGTGTTCCTCGGAAGAATAGAACTTCAAATCCTTGGTCACCTGCCATTCCGCTCTTACTGTCTACCATTCCAAATGCGTTCATGCGTGGGAATCCGTTTTGTACGTAACCTGCTCGAACTGTTGGTGTTAGTTGTGCTTCGTAAGCAGCCCATAGTGCTTTGGTAGTAATAATCATGTCTGGCTTATCAACTCCGATTTCTACAGCGTCATATGCTGTTGCAATCTTTGTTAGGGTCAATGGTCCTGCTGAAGCAAGGTAGTACCCGTTAAGTGTTGAATAAGTTGAACGTGCCAACCCTGCGTATGTGGCATAGTTGGTAGCGTCGTCTGCTGCGTTGTCGATTGAATCCCATGAGTCACCTGTACCTGTTCCTGAGAATAGGTTGGTAGCCATAAGCTCCATTAGGGACTGTGCTTGTGAATCAAACTCTGTTTCAAGTAGGTCGACGATTCGTTCGTCACCCTCGTTAAGAGTCAATTCGATGTCTGCAACCACAACGGGCTTAGTAGCCATGCGTGGTTGGAATGTTCCTGTTACACGAACATCCTGTCGGTCAGTATCAAGTTTGTCTGCGATGCCGACGTTTCCGCCGTTTGTTGCATCTGCGTACTTGAATACAACATCATACGATGTACCAGTTTTCCAAGGCTGTGCGTTTTGCAACACTTTCATCAAGAAAGGCGAACCTTTTGAGATAGTGTCGTAAACTTTTGGAACAATGAATGACCGTGTTGTGGTCGTTACTGCTGCTGAAAATTGCATATTATTTACTTTTTAAGTGTTTTGAGGAAGTCTAGTGCTCCTGAGTATTGTGCTGCTTCGTTAGGGTCGTAACCGTCATCAGATGATGGTTGTCCCCCTCCTGTAGCGATAGGCTCTCCTGCACGCCTCTTGATGTTCTCGGCTGTTCGCTTCTCAGTCTTTAGGACAACTTTCTTCATGTCCGACATGTTTTGAAATGCGCCTGATACATTATCAGCACCGAACTTATACTTCATCGCGTGGACAAAAAGAGCGTTTTCATCAATGTTAGGCTCAATCTTTTTAATCTCGTCAAGCTGTGTCTGTACAGATGTTTCGAGTTGTTGAATCCTCTCTTGCTCTCTTTTTGTGCCTAATGCTTGCTCACGTTGTATCTCAGTCTTGGCTGTTTCTATAACTTCTTGCCATGATTTAGGCTCGTAGTCAGAGTTTTGCCATGCTGGCTTTTCTTCCTCCTTGTTAATAGCGACCTTCTCGTATTCAGATAGTTTCTGAGACTTGCGGGTGTAGTCAGAATTTAACTTCGTGTACTCCTCTCTCAGTTGTGCGCCTGTTAGTTGGCGACCGTCTGATACTTCGTAAAGGTCTGGTGTCGTTTCCTCGACTGGCTCAGTTGTTTCTTCGGTTGTTTCCTCAGCGGCTTCCTCAGTTGCCGTTTCTTCTGGAGTTGGTGTTTCGGTTGTTTCCTCTGCACTCTCCTCTACTTTTTCTGGTTCCATAATCTTTAAGACTGCCCTCACCCCCACTTGGTCTTACGACTGCGGTTGTGCTGCTTGGTCAAAATTACTTGATAATATCCCAATCCCTTCTTGGGTTGTTGGTAATGGTAATTGGCTTGCTTGGTCTGTCTGCAATTTCTGCAACGCAATGCCGCTGTCGTACTCGAGTCTGTTTTCTGCTAGTTCCGCTGGTGACTCATATCCTGCGAACTTGAAGTAATCTGTTGGTGCTAGTAGTCCTGCCTGTATGTCTGCTTGTGCCATTTCAAACTTCCACTGTTTGTCTTCTGGTAGGGTCTTGCCTGGTATAATGCGTACTTCTGTACCGTCCTCGAAGTCGTCTTGTATTAAAGTTAGTATGTCTACTGCATTCTCACTTCCTATAGTCTTAGCGTAGTGATGTTCTGTGTATTTAATCTTTGCTAGTTGGTAGAACCAGTTGAAAAGCTCATAAGAAACGTAGTCAACAACTTGTACCAACTCGTTAAGGTTTAAGAATGACTGCTCGATAAGTGCCAAACGTCCTGCCTTTGTTTCCTGCCCCTCACGTTCACCTCTGAAAGCTGATGTAGCAGCCATGATGTTGTCAATTTCGTTGCGAGAGTCTTGCATGTCGTCAAAGACGAACTGTGGTAGTGGTGAGCCTGTTTCACGTTGCACACCGTTAGCTACTCCCTTGCCCCAGATAACACCAGCCGTGTCAAAGCGTAACTTCTGTGCGTTAGCCTTGCTCATTACGCTCTCGTCTACCTTGATAATGCCGTTTACAATCTCTGCGTTCTCATCAATCTGACGTTTGCGCTTGTCTACGTTCTCTTGAAGTGGTGCGGCTTGTGTGATGAAGTCTGTTTGCCCAATAGGCGAGTCTTCGTTGTTAAGAATTGTAGCTACAATATATGGCTTGCGAACCTCATCGAAGTGGTTGAAGTAGTAGCTGTTCAGTGAAACTCCTTCCTGTGTTACACGTTCGTCTTGTTGCTCTCGTGCTTGCTCTAAGGTGCTTCGACGCTGTGCTTTTGTAGATTTCTCGTCATTCAACACGTCGTCTTCTTCTTCTGAAAGTAAGATTCCGTCCCAATCCCAATAAGGGTTCTTAATCACCTCCAGTATCATTCCTGCGTACTTGAATACTGTGTAGTTCTGTATCCACGCTTCCTGATAAGTTATCTCTGGATTTTCTAGTAGTGCTTTAGCTTTATCCAATCCTGACTTTGCTAGTATTTTATCTTCCTTACCAGGAAAGCGGGTAATCACACTCATAAGGTTGTCGGTAACTTCCTCTATGGCAAACTCTGAGTCTTCTGTGTTGGTTGCGCTCTTGCTTATACGAACCTTGCGAGGGTCAAGTGCCTTAGCGTCAAAGTCATTCTTCTTTGCGTTCCAAAATGGCTTGATTACCATGAGTCGTCCGAAGTATAAGTTGCGAAGTCCTTTACGAAACTCCTCTTTAATGTTTAGTTCGCTGTACTTTTCAACAAAGTATTTCTCTTGTTGAATAGCAAGCTCTTTGCTTTCATCTGTATCACGTCCTGCTATGATGTTTGGCTTTGGTGGGTTGGCGATAAGTCCATTTATGACGGACTCCATGTCACGGAAGATTCTGTTAGCACGCACCCTTGACTTTTTTACGGATACGTTCTCTAGCCATGCTGGCTCATTCTTATATATGTTTAGATTGCGTTCGTAGGTTTTATTTATGACACTCCAAACAGTATCAGAACTCTTGAATCGGTTGTCAATTAGCGTTAGCCAATCTTTTTCTTTTAGGTTGTCGTACATAATGAAAAAAGGCGAGCGAGATTTGTGCATTTACGTGCATAGTTCTCGCTCGCCTTGTATTTAAGGTTTGAGCCTAATATGTATCTTAATTATAACACCCCACTATTTCTTGTAAAGTTTATCGTGTCTAGCAATCTCCCTCACTGTTCCGTCGTTGTCAAAATGCACTTCTGCTGAGCCGTTTCGTATCTCAAAGATACCAGACTCGTCCATAACCTTGAATGTCGAATACACCTGTTGAAACTTCCTAAACAAGACGGCCTCGGAATCTTTTAATTCAATAGTTATCATTCTTGCCAATTATTAGCTTCTGCAAGTATTGCACTCAAATCTCCCACTGTGTTTGCGCTATCTATAAGCTCCTGTCGTTCATCTATAAGTGGAATGAACTCGCCATGCCCACCTGACTTACGGGCAAGGGCAAAGTAAATAGTTGATAAAGCAAAATGGTCTTGCCCCGTGGTGCTCGTCCACCGATAATGTTCTATACCTCTTGTATTCACAATCTTCTCACGTCTCATCGTATCCCATTGTTTTATGTACTCTCGGAACTCATCATCTATCGGAACTGAATAGAGCCAACGTGCATTTAAGATGTCATCAACAACTTGGTCGATTATTCTATCACGGTGTGCGTAAACTATTCCTTGTTTGTCTTTCTCGCCCCACCACACAATAGTTTGTGGGTTAGCGTTGTTCTCTTGGAACCAACACATGTAAGCCTTGCGATACTTGTCTACAAAGAGCCGTGACATAGTAGTTTCGGGCATAGCGTCAATCACCAGTGTCGGGTCGTACTTCTTCATTAAGCCGTCAAGAAACGACCACTCTTTGAACCGTCCTACTTCTACTATGCCATTCTCATGTCCTAAGACGTAGTGCTTGACGTTACCAACATCTACACCTAAGTAGTAATCATGTCCAACAAGTTCCTTGGGTGTCCACACATCAAGAATGGTT